CGTACGGTTTAAGTTGCCGGGTTCACTGGCGCCGAATCAGTTTGCCCTGGGCATTTACTGGCAGTTGTCGTCCCTGCCGGAGGGAGTGACGCTGGCAGAGGAAGGCAACGACATGCTGATGTCCTTCTTCCTGCAGACGGATGCGACGAACCTGAACGCGATGCACCACAAGAAGCCGAATGCGAAGCTGGATACGTTCGGGGTCTTTGATAACGGATGGCACACACTGGCTTTTGAGTTTGCCGGAAACAACAGCATTCAGGTGACGCCGGTACTGGATGAGAAACGGGGGACGCCGTTCACACTGGTGAAATCTCCGGCATCAGGGGCGGCGGACAAACTGCAACTGACAGGCATATCAAAGGCGGCGACATATACGCTGCTGATTGACAGTGTGAAGGTGGAAGTGAACAACGCGGACATCGCGGCATGATAAAAAAAGCCGCCAGCGGCAGGAATGGACGCTGGCGGAGGTAATTCCAATGGAGAATGTAAAGAAAAGATGCTTTCGTATATCGGTTTTTTAAATGAAAACAGTTCTCATTGTCAACCATAACGGTAAGAAATTATGACATTTATTCATCAGGTGATGCTGTACTTCTGTACGGCAGTCTGTGTTATGTATCTTCTTTCGGGTGGGTACAGGGCAGTGCGCGATTTCTGGCGCAGGCAGATTGATAAAAGGGCCGCTGAGAGAATCAGCGCCAGTCAGTCAGCCGGAAGCAAACCCGAAGATCCGCTCATTCCGTAGTCACTTTCTTGACAACACCTTTCAACGAGAAAATCCCATGTCAGAAATCACATCCCTGGTCACTGCTGAGGCAGTGAAGGAAGTCCTGCGCTCTGAAGAAGTCCGGAGTGCACTGAAACAGAAACTCCGCCAGAACCTTGAGGCGCGTCTTGATGCAGAAGTGGATGCCATTCTGGATGAGCTGCTGGGCGTACCAGCGGTTCCGGAGCCGGAAGGTATCGCGGGTGACGGGAGTGCTTCAGATGGCGGTGAACCCACACCTGACAGCGACATGATGATGTAAGCCTGCGCAAGGGACCATCGGTGTGTGCCGGTGGTCTTTATATTGTTGTGAGCTTCCGGATAACGGGAGACGGGGTATGTACCAGATGGAAAAAATCACAACAGGTGTGTCATACACCACGTCAGCGGTGGGAACGGGCTACTGGTTCCTGCAGTTGCTGGACAGGGTTTCCCCGTCTCAGTGGGCGGCAATAGGCGTGCTGGGGAGTCTGCTGTTTGGGCTGCTGACATATCTGACTAACCTGTATTTCAAAATCAGAGAGGACCGGCGTAAGGCGGCGCGGGGAGAGTAAAGCGATGAAGAAAAAATACGAACTGGTTGTTAAAGGGATAAATAATTACCCGGATAAGATTACTGTTACTGTGGCACTGGAAGTTGGTGGGTATCCGTCACTGTTGTTGCCAGATGTGGCTATTAGTCTTGACCGTACTGAAGGTGCCACGCTGGAGTTTTACGAAGCTGAGGCGAAAAAGCAGGCGAAGCAGTTTTTCATGGATGTTGCTGCCGGGTTATGTGAAGGGAACGAACCGTTGCCGGAAAAGCGCCCCGTGATTTTAGAGGCGCAGAATGTATGGATAACCTACAAAGGAAATCTACCGGGAAGAATTACTGGTTCTCTGAAGACTCCACCGGAATCACAACCTTAATTCACTGACCGGAACAGATAAACCTGTCCGTGGGCAGAAACCGATAAATCCTGATAAATATCCATGAACGCAAAAATCAGATACGGCCTGTCGGCTGCCGTTCTGGCGCTGATTGCCGCTGGTGCGCCTGCGCCTGACATTCTCGACCAGTTTCTGGATGAAAAGGAAGGTAACCACACCACGGCATACCGTGATGGTGCGGGGATCTGGACCATCTGCCGTGGTGCCATCATGGTGGATGGTAAACCTGTTGTTCCAGGCATGAAGTTGTCGAAGGCAAAATGCGACCGGGTTAACGCCATTGAGCGTGATAAGGCGCTGGCATGGGTGGAGAAAAACATCAGAGTGCCACTGACCGAACCCCAGAAAGCGGGGATCGCGTCATTCTGTCCGTACAACATTGGTCCCGGTAAGTGTTTCCCGTCGACGTTTTACAGACGAATTAATGCAGGTGATCGAAAAGGTGCCTGCGAAGCGATTCGCTGGTGGATTAAGGACGGTGGCAGAGACTGCCGTATTCGTTCAAACAACTGTTACGGTCAGGTATCCCGTCGCGACCAGGAGAGTGCGCTGGCGTGCTGGGGAATTGACAGATAAGCAGAATATTTTGCTGAAAAATGCGGTTTGCTCACACGGACGGATAACACGAAATCCTGCGAACTGACAAAAACTAAGTGAATAAAAGTAAAAACCCCGTTTGTTGGCTGCAAGCGGGGTTTTGTGTTTCCTGACTCTGGAAAAGTCAAAGGAGAAAGTGTGTTTGATTTTAGCAAACTGATTCGGGAGATTCGAGTGATGGCTGAAAAATTATCCACCTGGAAGTTCATTCTTATCTGGCTGGTGTTTGTGATTATGGCCTCCGGTTATTTCATCGGTCAGATACGCTGGTGGTGAAATGAACCGCGTACTGTGCGTGGTCATCATTGCCCTGCTGGTGGCCTGTGGTGCGCTTAGTCTGGGGCTGAATCATTACCGTGATAACGCCATAACCTACAAAGCCCAGCGCGACAAAAATGTCAGAGAACTGAAGCTGGCGAACGCGGCAATTACTGACATGCAGATGCGTCAGCGTGATGTTGCTGCGCTCGATGCAAAATACTCGAGGGAATTAGCCGATGCGAGAGCTGAAAATGAAACTCTTCGCGCTGACGTTGCCGCTGGTCGTAAGCGCCTGCGTATCAACGCCACCTGTCCAGGTCCCGTGCGTGAAGCCACCGGCACCGCCCGCGTGGATAATGCAACCGGCCCCCAACTGGCAGACACCGCTGAACGGGATTATTTCATCCTCAGAGAACGGCTGATGACAATGCAGAAGCAGCTGGAAGGGGCGCAGGAATATATCCGCACTCAGTGCACTAAGCTGGCTTTTTATTATCCGGAGGATACATGAAGAAATTACGGGTAACCGTAGAACCTTTTCAGGGAACAATTCCGTTCCGTATTTTGCAGCGTGGTCGTGTTCTTGTTGAAGGTTCGTTCAGTGGTAAATGTACGCAATTACACTCCCGGACCTTTCAGGTGAATGCCACGAATGAAGAGCTAACCGTGGAGTGTACGATGAATGCCGCTAAATGCCGCATGGTATCCGCTGCATTACAGCCAGTGTGTTGAGCGACCTTATTATCCATGCGCGGTATTGTCGCCGTATTCCTGCATTAACAGAGACCGCAGCCCGACAGGGAGACTCCTCTGCGCGAGTGTGCGGGGATAATCAAAAACGATACACACCGGGGTTTACCGCGTTAACGGAGCGCGGCGTTGTCCCCTCATAGTCGCCTGTCCGGTGCGATGGTGGAAGAAACCGAACGTTCATTTCTCGTTATTTGTCATGCTGGTCGGGCGCAGATGCGTTGCATCTGTTGCCAGCCTTCTCCTGCAGGCTTCAATAACCCACGCTGAAAAGTTACCGGACCCTTTATGCTCAAGGGCTATGTTGATTTGTTCAATTATGTGATTGGGGAAACGGATATTGCGGGTTGTGGTTCTGCGGGTCCGGTTTTTCGATGACATATTTATTTCCTTTACTGATTGCCATATGACGGGGATTTTACATGGCTGAGCTTCGTACACTCCAGAGCAGAATCAAAACACTGAATACCCGACGGGTGAATATTCTGAAGGGGGAACAGCGTCGTGTCAGTGGCAGTGCACGTGTTTCCCTCAAGCGTCATATCTGGCTGAGGGACGCCGGGCAGTGCTGTATCTGTGGTCGTGTGGTTGACCTCTGTGACAGTGAACTCGATCACCGAATTGCACTTCAGTTCGGTGGTGGTAATGAGGAGACGAATCTCTGGACGCTCTGTACCGAATGCCATCGACAAAAGTCTGCTCGTGAAGCGGCGGGTGGTATGCCGGACCCGACGCTGCCGGAGGTGTCCGGAGGTAGTGACAGAGCGGACGACATCATCGGACTGTAACCCGACCCGGGGGGGGTATCATCCGGCGTAAAAAACGATCGCTTTGGACACCGCGCCCCCTCTCACGCAGAGAAAAAATTCCCGTTTCAGGGCAGTTAACATGTTAACTGGCTGCCCGGGCATTTTTGCGGTTTTTATCTTTATTATTCAGTTTGTTGTGCGGAAAAAATGTTAACAGGCTTTTTCAGCAAATGTTAACCAGGCAGCAGTTAACATTTGCGGCATGAGACGCCGGGGAAAAATGGGCTGAACCATACCCGGCTGAGTGCGTTCTGGACCCGGGAGGAGGCTGTGCTGACAACGCAAAAACGAAAATTT